AGGATGGGAGAGGTTTCAGCAATAAACTCATTGAATATGCGGCTCAGGCCGTTCTCCTGGGCGCGCAACATACGCGTGAATTCCTCTTCCCACTCTGCGAAGTTCATTCATTCTTTTTCTTTGTGGACTTTTTCTTGGCTGTTGTCTTTGGGGCAGGCTTTTTAACCGGCTTCTGCACAACATTCTGCACGGATATCGGGTTCACCCCCCAGGTGCCATACGTGCGGGGCTTATAAGGCTCTGCCTCACATATCACATTGATAACAGAGACAACCTTCGTGCCCTCATCCAGGGTGAGCTCGGTAGTGAACCGCCGGGCCACTGAGCTGATGGTTCCTGTAGAGACAACCTTGAAGGACTTCAGCTGTACAAAGGAGAAAAGCGTCTGCAATTGCTTCACATTGCGGCCCTGCTTCCATGTCAGCTGGCTATGCTCGAACATCTTGTCATAGTCCTTGTCTATCCAGCCCTGTAAAAAGGCCTTTAATACTTCTTCGTTCTTTTCCATAGTTACATGGTAAATGGTATGTTCATTGGAGTAGCCTCCGCTTCACCGCGGAGCCTTTCGATCTCTTGCTTTGCATCCTTGGTAAACGGAGAGAGTGATGCCCCGGACTCCTGTGAGAGGATGGGCTTGCCACCGGTGGCGGCCACCAGTGTGTCGATGGCCTCGGCCATATCATCGGGCAGCTGGTCGGTGAACTCAACGCTTATATCATCACGGTCCAGGGTGCCGTTGTACTTAACGTTCGTGTACCCGCTTATACCCGCGATAACAACAGAGATGCACCTGTTCAGAGCGTCATAGAATATCTCTCCTTTCTCTTCCCGCTTAATTATTGCATCCATGAACATCAGGCGGAGGGCTATCCCTGAGACCGGTCCCATGCCCTTGACATTGTTAAACGACAGATCGGGTGTTGATGTCATGGAGAAGATACCCTCCCAGGCCGTTTCCAACTCGAGCTTAATAGATGCGGGTGTCTGGTCCCAGGTGGCGTACTCAGCATCACCATGGATAACCTTCCCGTCGATACCCTCTTTCATCTCGAACTCAACCACCTTGCCGACCTCCTCTTTGTTCGGTGAGCGGGAGGCGTTACCGAAGATCTTCAGAAGCGGCTCGCCGAAATAGTCATTCGTATCTGCCAGCCGGGAGATGCGGTTCTCAAACCCATCGATCAGGTGAGTAACATCCTCCCACTCGGGGTTCTGCTGCTCGACATATACAACTGGTATCTTGCCGAACAGGTTCTTTTCACCTTTCTCATACTCCCAGGACCCATCCTCATCGGTAAGCCAAATGATCTGCTCCTGGGTGTATATCTTCGCCCTGCGGATAGTCTTGTTCTCGACATTGGTGATCTCATATACACGTATGAAAGCATCCATGTCCCCGTAGTCATTGAAGTGCGGGAAGAACTCACCGTTCCCGCTGTGCAGGAGCATACACCTCAGCTTAAGCTCTTTGGTACGTGCGGGATCCTCACCGTCTTTGATCGGCTGGGGGAAGAACAGCAGTGCGGCCTTTGTCTCTATCATGCATGTGGTGGCCAGCCTCTTGAGCATGTTCTGCATCTTCAGATCCTTAACCCACACATCGCTGAACACGTTCGCCGGCTCATCGTTCCTCTCCGAGGAGACCTTCATCTGACCTCCGAACAGAAAGTGTGTGGCCGTGCGTACTATCTTGGCAGGGAAGGGAAAGGGTATCTTGGAAACATATACTGTTTTTTCCTCTCCCGTGGGCACGCCCGCGTCATTTAGAACCTTGTATGTTTTGTTCAGCCGCATACCCACTGACTTAATCCTACGCGTACGATCACCCTCGAACTCCTTGCGGTACTCCTCGGGGTAACGATCATCACGGGTGTCAATGCTCAGTGCAGATATCAGCTTGGTGGGCTCTTCAGAATGTGCGGCAAGGATATCTTTTATGGAAGGCATTTAATTTTTCTTTAAAATATAAAGGGTTAAAAGAAGCCAAGACCCGCCTTACCCTGTGCTTTATAAGGCTCTTTTTCTGTAAGCGGGAAATACATTCGTTCAATCATAGTGTCTTGAAAATCCGGGGATCGGCGCAACAGATCTTTCATATTATCTTTGGACACCAGGCCCACCCTTCGATCATTATCTCTCGCCATCTTCAGCTGCTCAATCTCCTCAATGATCTCATCCTTGTAATCATCAACAGCAATGAATATATCCCCATTGTTGATCCAGTCCGCTAAGCGAAAGGCACACTGACTCTTTAGCATATCGAAATTCTCCTTGCGGCTCACAGCCACCACCGGCTTGCGATTTGCTACAAACCCCTTACACCCGGGTAACATATCCACCAACCCGCCACCAAGTCCCTGTTCATCAATGATGATGTTCGACATGGGAACATGATAATTCTGCTTCAGATCCAGAATAACATCCTTCACATGGGTGAGATCGCTTTTCAGAATCGCTTTGATAGCGATAACCCTGAACCCGTCCCATATCATGATCACCGTCTTGTCCGCCCCGTAGCGGGCCACATCCACCGTCATATACTTATCCCCTCCCGGCACGTGGGTATTTGTCCACATATCCAGAATTTTGTCATACTCTACAAGTTTCATGGGATCATCATCGTACCGCCAGTCACCGAACATCAGCCTGGCACGCTCGGCCTTGGGAAGACGGTTCAGCGCTTCGATGTATTCGGGAGAGAGATATTTATTATCAGATGGAAGGGATTTAACGAACTTCCGGTGCTCAGGCAGCCTCCCCTCATCATGCGGGATGAAAAACTCCCGATAGGCATACCCTTTATTTGGATTACAAGTCAGAAGCAGCTTGCGTTTGAGTCCGTACTTATCATTTTTCCACCTTCCCACGGATGCCGACAGGTTCACAATTGCTTTGCTGGCAACCTCCCCGGCCTCTTCAATCCATCCCCTGGTGAACTGCATGGAACCAAAACGGTGAAAGTCCGGATCTGAAGGAAGCTCCTTACAGTCGAGGTAATAAACCCGGGAATCATTGTTCAGATGGAAATAATTATCCTTCCCATTGAACCGCATGTAATCCCTGTGATCTATCTTCCAGTGATCGAACACCTCAGAGATGGATGTGGTGGTGAACTTTGTCAGATCATTGAGATTGTGCCGGGCAATGAAGTATTGAGTTTCCGGATAGGTGAGAGCATCGGAGAATATCAGGTTGCAGCCCAGGTAAGATTTTGCACCACCCTTGGCTCCTCCGTAAAGAAGCTCCTCTGTTATATCATCCAGCCAGTATTCAGCAGCCTTAATCTGCCTCGGCTGGAGATTGCTTATCAGTTCCATCCAGTTGAATTCTTACGCCGGTGATGGGGGGTATAAGCGCATGTTCATGCTTTTCGGGTGCGTTCAGTCCAAGAATCTCGGATCGTTTATTGATACACCACTGTATGCCCTGCAGGTACCTGGGATCACCGCTTACCTCTGTGGTCTCTTTATTCATTTCCTCCAGCTTGGCATCCTTGTATTTCTTTCTCTCCTTTAATTGTGCCAGCTTGCTTTTTTCCCATGCTTCCCAATATTCCTGTTCCAATCGGTTGATACGAGCAAGTTCAGCTTCTTTAAGCTCGTCAAAGTCCCGGAGGGTGGAAGATTTCCATTCTTTGTAGATAGCCTTTAGGTCCTGTGATATTTGACCTTTAGACAATCCGTACTTAGCAGCTATATCATGTTGAAACCAGCCCTTCAGATATAACTCAGCCACATCTTTGCGCCGCTTCAGGACCACCTCTGTTTTATTTTTCCTTCCTCCGGGCATAGTTTTGTTATGAGTTTAGTTTCTTTATTTCAATCTCCGGGTCCAGTGCTTTCATCCGATCAATAATGACCTGGCAGTAATGGGGATCTATCTCCATACCGTAACATTTGCGGTTGAGCTGGTGAGATGCGACCATTGTGGAGCCGCTGCCAAGGAATAAGTCAAGAACAATGTCATGTTCTTTGCAACTATTTACAATACCATTCGAACAGAGAGATATTGGCTTCATTGTTGGATGTAACTCAGACACAGAAGGACGATCATATTCCCAAACCTCTACTTGCTTTCTATCTGCAACAAAAGAAGACTTATTAATCCATCCATAAAAACATGGTTCATACATTCTTTGATATTTTCCCGCAGCAAGAACCAATCTGTTTTTCTTCCAAATAATAGTCGCAGACCAATGAATCCCATTGTCTATAAATATCAATCTTTGCCTCATACCATCGGGACCAGGAGCCCCCCAAACATAAATATCTCCACAGCAAAATATGTGTAAAATAGATGCTATGGCAATATTGAATTGAACCCAAGAAGTCTCATCCTGCTTATCATTTTCTATCGCTCTATGCTTCCCTGATACATGCGCTGTATATCGGGGGTTTTTTGAATCAA